TCTTCACCTCGTGGTACTGAAGGGCAATCAAGGGAAGGGCAAGTCCGGGGTTGCGGCAAAACCAGAAAAGAAGAGGCACGTAAAGGGTGGTCTCAGGAAGAGCCTTGCGGGGAGCGCACACCTGGGCGGGTCCTCCGGCAGCGCAGGGGCCAGACACATCAGCGAAGGCGGGGTCAGTGATGTAGGTAAGTTGGGTGGTGTTACCGATCATCTTGTAGTAACCCGCCTGTTGCTCCTTGGAAAGGGTAAGCTGGTTCCAGATGTGCATCCAGTCACCGTACTGGCGGTCAATGCGCTGACCTCCAATCTCCACCTCAACCTGGGCAACCAACTGCTCACCGACGAAGTCCAACCAACGGGCATACACACCGGTAGGACCAGTAGTATTAGCCATGTTCTGGTTGATCTCGGGGAGAGTCACCTGGAGGTAGGTGCGGTAAGCCAAATCACCGTTGCGGCTGATTGTGCATGTCACACGGCGGCCAAAATCGGCCTGGCCAGAGAAAGTCTGCTCAATAGACTCCATGGCGAAGTTGGTGTGGCGTCTGTAGGACACCTTCCAGAAAGTAATCTCGGGGGTTCCGGTAAGGAACACATCTTGGGCGCCATAGGCGACGAGTTGCATCAAACCACCAGCCATATTTTATGGATTATATTGTATCCAAAGAAAATAATTTTGGAAGAATTGAATTAATTAAAATAAAATAAAAATAAAAATAAAAAGCAGTCCTTTTTATTTTTGGAAACACCCCTAAATAAATGATTCACATGACGAAATTCCCGAGACCCCATGTATTTTTAATGGTTCTCATATAATCGCCTGCGTATTCATATTAACCAGAGATATTAATTCACAATTACTATATTTGTGGTTACAATCACTGAATTTTCAAAATGTCTAAACACTGCCGTGGTTGGTCAGTTATGACGGACCACTTAACACATAATCCACCGACAAATTCGATGCCACAAATGTTTCTAAATAATTCTCTTGGAATATCTCTTGTCGGTTCTCATGCTTTTTGGTGAAAATATAGGAGTCTTGAGATTTGCGTACAGTCCACCCCTGCTCCAATGCATTGGTGATAAACAACATCTTTTGAAAGGCAGGTTTGGACAATTGCATATGATTGGGCAGACCAATCGTTTTAGGAGATGACATGATTTCGTGTTGAGTTATATATGAGGCGTAGATTGTGTTTTATTAGAGGATACGAGTTTTTTATGTGTAAATATATTATATAATTAACACTTAACATATGGTAAAAAACATAAACCCGTCGTTTGTACAATATCTTGCCGCATATTTAAAAAAATTATTAACCAAAAAAACAGGCACAATCACAGCAGACCAGTTTCAAGAACAGGTTACTGAAGCAGTAAATGATTATTTAAAAAAGCATTATGGCATAGGTCCAGCTGATGCGCGTTCTGCAATTGCGCAGTCTACACCAGAGGCTGAGTGTGCCAATGCAATAAAAGCACGTGGTCTACACAAAATCGGCGCAGACGTTAGAATAAGCCATTATAAAACGCAAGCCGAAATTAGTAAAGCATCATATCCAATGGCTCTCGCTACTGTTAAAGAACTCTACCGATTGGCTGAAAATAACATGCGTGGGCTAGTAGTCAACGATTGGACGTCTAGTACTAGTATTTCATTACCTGATATGAGACTGGGTAAAGATGGCAAACCTATAGCCAACAAAAAGAGGCAAGAGACAGTACCATTTACTCCCACGTCGGCCGTAAACTGTGGTCAATGCTGGATATGTAAAACTGATGTCATGTCTTATTCTGGTAACTCCATTAATAAATATAATGATGATGATATCCGTGATGACAGCGGCGACCCAATTCCATGTACGACGCCATGTGGCGATTGTGAGCATGTTTCTGCCGTGATGGCGTCGTACATAGCCGGTATGTTGAAATCTGGCGGTTTTGCACAGTTTTATTGGGCATCATATTATATTGCATGTGTTGAATGCAATCGAAAGAAATCAAATTATATAGGTGTAAAATTAAATGCACTTAGAGGATGGGAAGTGGATGATTCTGGGGTTAACACTATACTTGATGCGGTTTTTCCGCTACATATTGTAGCACAGCACGGTTCTGAATACAATCCTATACGTAACGCACTTACGACCAAATATAACTCTATATCTGACACAGAAAAGGGCATATTCAGGGATGAAGTGCGCAGATATATTGTTGAAGGCACAATAACGTGGTGTGCTGCTGCAAATGTCAGGTTGAACATGTCGACACTCACGTCAAAAAAAATCAAGTTGTCATTCAATGTGAGTAAGATTATAGTAGCGATTACTGGTCATTTAGAAGTTATTATGGGACCTTTACAAAAGAAGGCCAAACGCGTTAAAAAAATAGGTAAATTGGGACAGGGACCAAAAAGAGGGGGCGAACCTAAAACTCAACATGGCGGAAATGATGATATAAACAATCGGGATTTAAGTAAAGCCGATGATGATATTGTTAACGAACTGGAACAATTCAAAAATGGCGTTGCAACCAGTTTAAATAGTGAAAAAACAGAGGAGAAAGCAGACGAAGAAGGAGAAACAGAGAAAGATATTGAAGCATATGAAGATATGGATCTGGATGAGGAGGAAATATATCGCAATGCCCTTATTGAGGCCTTTTTAGAAAAAGTTAAAACTGACTATGCACCAACAATACTGGATGAATATAATTCAGGTGCTGAAGACTTCATTGATTTGATGGATAATTTATTCGGGTCAATGGCCGAGATGACCGGGATAAGTGACCCACCATCTCCTGCCCAACCACTTCCAGCTGCAGCAAGTTCTGCTACAGCGAATCTATATCCTGATGCGAAAGCTGATTTGGCAGATAGAGGGTCGCGTTTGTTATTAAGTGAAACAAAGAAACTCCCTCCTCTAATGATACCACCGAATGATGATGAAGATGAAGATGAACTAGGGAGAATAAATTACTCCAAAATTTTTGTTTCTATTAATGACAATGATGTCTCGCGTCCTTCGTCTGGCAAACGATCTAACACTGTGGTAGACGGCGACAAAAGAACCCCCACGGGTAAACGGTTTACACCAGTATCTAGGACACCAATTGCACAGATTAGTGACGAAGGTTCTCAAACAGATACTTCTGAAAATGAAACCGAGGAAACAGAGGTTCGGTCAGTACCTGGGCCGCCAGTAGTATATGCCAATGAAGAAGATTCGCAAACAGCGGCCGGATATCGTTCAGCGTCTGCAACGCCAATAATTCCAGATTACAAACCAGGCGGTAAACGGTTAAATAAACGCCAATCCAAACAGAAATCACAAAAACGTCTCCATAAAAACAAAACAAAGCGTATTTCCTACATCAAACATAAACAAACCCGCAAAAACAAACATTCCAAAAAAACAAAATCGAAACGTTCCAACAAAAAATAATCCATCGACCTGCAGTTGAACATTTACACATCATTATAAAGAAAAAACGTATAACATTATGTACACGTTTTTTATTTTTCCACCAGTCCGCTCAACCCATCCGTTGTTCTCTGTTTACACGCATTTGACACCAATCTTTTCGCAATATTCTTGCACCTTTTTGTAAGCGTTGTTATAATCGTCGGTTATACCAGGCATGCGTCCAAAATCATCTAGATAATGATTACACGTATCTGCGATAATGTTCGAGTTAATGTCAATAAATCCTTGTACTGGTCTCCATAAAACACTATTTCGTCTATTATAATAGTAATCGGCAAATATAAATGGTTTGTGAACAGGCAATTGAGCGAGACTATCTAACATGAGAATCGCTGCATTTCCCAGATATTTATCAAAATCGGCTGTGTATCGTGGACAAAATATCGGTTCTTCGTAGTGCCCGTCGCTACTGCGTCTGTATCCAATCAACACCTGCTTATATTCGTCATCTTCTTGCACATATCGGGCAGTTAATAAATAGTTTTCTAGGTGAGAATCAAATCGTGCAGTTAGATTGGATACAGTTCCCGCCAATTCATCACGCTTCGACTGATGAATGTCATTCAGCTCGTGTATATCTCGAATATGTTGGCTCTGTAGACTGCTAATACGCTGACCCAAATTCGCATAATTGGCATTCGCATCGTCGCGAATACGTTTCATGGTTATTTCACTCGGTACAATTGCCTGCAAATATGCGACCCGTTTTTCGAGTTCAAGTACATGTCCTCGTAGTTCTAGACAGTCGTCTTCGAGTTTATTGAGAACATCATTGTATTTGTCCATGAAATTGTCTATTTTCACGCTCGTGTATGCCATTATTTCTTCTTGTTGGTTGCCAATATCGCGATATAGTTGGGTGAACCGTTTCTTTGCCCAACTTGCAGCATAAACACCCCCGCCCAAAATAGAGGCCCACATACATCCTGTAAATATTTGATATACAGTTGCATAACCACCTCCGCCTCCGGCCATAACCGTTGAGTTCATCATTTCCATACTGTTGCACGCAGACATTTACACCTTTGGACATTTAAAATGGGACAACTTTAAATGGTTTCAATGTGAATAAATTACAATAAATATACATAAAATTATTTAAAAATTATATGTATATATTTAGTAAAATGGATAATAATATTGATGAAATTATAAATGAGAATGAAACGTTAAAACAACGTGTAAATGAACTTGAAGAACGATTAAAAAAATATACAAGTGGTAAAAATCACAAGAAATATTATGAAAAAAATAAAGAAAAAGTTATGGAAAATGGAGCCAATTATTTACATAAATTAAAAGAAGAAAATCCGGATAAATTAAAGGAATATAGAAGGCGAGCATATTTGAAAAGAAAAGAAAAATTAGAAAAGGAGAAAAATGAAAATATTTAGGAATAAATAAATATGCGGAAAAACTATTTAAAATAAAATGTTTAGTAAGTATATAGGATGGAAAAAGCAAAAGAGAAACCACCCGAGTTTTTCAAATCCACCAAAACTTCACTGAAAAGCATACTGAAACACCATGAAATAAACACACAGAAAATTAATGATGTAGTCATCAAGGCACACAAAATCGTTATTCATACCTTACAATTTTTAAAAATGTATATTCTGCATCATTACCAAACATACTCTCATACCATACCTATTATTGATAAAGTTTTGATTTTGAATATTATGAAAGTTGTTTGTGGAGAAAAACATACTAATCAAGGAAGAATACCCAAAAAAGAAACATTAGAACTCATAGAGAACCTTACTTCCTTCTATACAGAACACTATAAACCATATACGCAACCAGAGCAATTAGATTATGAATATATGAGTAATGTGCTTTCTTACTTATGTGAAGACATTATGACGATGTATGAAAATAACATACAATTGCATTATGTGGATTATGTGGAACGCTTTGTAAATGTTGTTTGGAAGAAGAGGATGATAGTTGAGAAAATACGAAAAATATTTCCTACCAAAAAAGAGCGAGAAGCACGAATTAGACATTTGGAAAAGGAACTGCGAAAAATAAAGAATGATTTGTTGAATGTAGATAGTAATATTGACTACATATCACATCCGCATTATCATCAATGGATTACTCAACAAAAGAAACATATTCTACCTTATAAAGAGAAGTTCCAAAAGCAAAGCATCTATTATGATTTGAAATGTAAACCGATGGATTATTTACCCTGTATGATTGCAATGATGAAACAAGTTGAAAATGACGAGGAAACAATTAGTAATGTTTTTCCATTACGAAGTAGTATATCACCTGGTTATATTCGGTTGGATACAATTACATTAGTATATTTGCTTTTACGAAAAGAGCAAGGAAAGAAAGGTGATTACAACAATCAAGGCAATACAAAGAAACACGAAGATAAAATATGGAAGTTCTTTTTTCGCACAGAAAAAAAGGTATTTCATAAGAATGATTTTTCTTTCCATCATATGATTTCTACGGATGGAGTAGGAGTTTCTATATTATTTATTCGTGATGATTTAGTTG